ATAAAAACTACAAAATAAATTAAAATTAGGGTTATTTTGTACTACATGAGTGTAAAAACACGAGAAAACTTAACATTGCGTTGGGCCCAGGGGGAGGTATTCAATGCAAAAAACAGATTTAGGGTACTGGTGGCTGGCAGAAGATTTGGAAAATCATATTTATCCTGTATTGAACTTGTAAATGCTGCGATAAAACGACCAGGCGAGACATATTTCTACTGTGCTCCTACATATCGAATGGCAAAAGACATTGCCTGGAAAGAATTAAAGAAACTCGTACCGAGAGAATGGATACAGTCAAAAAATGAAACAGACTTAAAAATTGAATTGATAAATGGTTCACTTATCGAACTAAAGGGAACAGAAAACGCAACCACGTTGAGAGGCCGAAGTTTAGCTGGTGTTGTACTAGATGAAGCAGCATTTATGGATTCTGACGTTTGGTTCCAGGTTATTCGACCAGCACTCGCAGATAAGCAGGGGTGGGCACTTTTCATTTCAACACCCGATGGCACGGCAAGCTGGTTTTACGATTTATGGTGTTACGTTCCAGAAGATCCTACGGGAGATTGGAAAAGGTGGAGTTTTACCACAATAGACGGGGGTAATGTTCCAGCAGAGGAAGTGGAGGCTGCGAAAGCCCAACTGGATAGCAGAACATTTAAACAGGAGTTTGAGGCAAGTTTCGAAAATCTTACGGGATTGGTGGCTGTAAGTTTCAGCGATGACAATATTAGTGCTGAAGTACAGGATTTACAGATGTTGCCTTTAATTTTGGGTTTAGATTTTAACGTTGACCCTATGGCAGGAATTTGTGCGGTCAAGCACAATGACTGCCTTTATGTGTTTGATGAGATCATGTTGACGGGTGGAGCTACAACTTGGGATTTTGCGGAGGAGGTCATTAGGAGATATGGGGTAGATAGGCGAATTATTGCTTGTCCTGACCCTACGGGTAGTGCGAGAAAAACAAGTGGAGTAGGAGTTACGGACCACAATATTCTCAGAAGGAGTGGATTTACAGTTATGAGTCCTAGATCACCCTGGAAAATCAGAGATAAGATAACTTCGATTAATACGGCTTTATACGATGCGAATGGAGATCGCAGAACATTTATCCACCCACGTTGTAAAGAATTGATAAAATCTCTCCGAACTCTAACTTACGCTCCAAACACAGGTATGCCAAACAAAAATTTAGGGGTTGACCATGCGTTTGATGCTTTCGGATACTTATGTTTGCAGCAATTCAACCTTGCAAAACCAGAGACATTAGGCCAAACTTCGTTTAGAATATACTAAGAACAACCTAATTCTTATCATGTACCATTCTACTACTAAGAAAAAGAAGAAGAAAAAGAAGGGAGGTAAGAAGCGTGGCGAATGTTCCTGTAAATAAAGCATTATACTCTAGGGTAAAAGCAGAGGCTAAACGTAAATTTGCTGTTTATCCTTCAGCTTACGCTAACGCATGGCTTGTACGAGAGTACAAAAAGCGTGGTGGTACTTATCGCACAGGAACTAAGAAACGTGGCAAGAAGTAGTGGTGGTCTAACCCGTTGGTTCAAAGAAAAATGGGTAGATGTAAAAACTGGTAAACCTTGTGGCCGTCAAAAAGGCGAAAAAAGAGGTTATCCTGCCTGTAGACCAAGCAAGCGTGTATCAAGTAAGACACCTAAGACTGCTGGAGAAATGTCGAAAAGTGAAAAAGAAAGGTTTAAACGTGCAAAAACTGGTAAAAAGAAGATAACATATCAACATAGGCGTAAAAAACGCACAAGCAGGAGCTAACAATGGCTAAATCTCATGCAATGGCAAGATGTCAGGGTTACATAGCTTCTGTCAAAAAGGGCAAAAAGAAAAAGCCCACTAAAAAATCCACCAAATCTAAGAAAAAATGACTGAAATCACACCAGAAATGCTCGATGTCATTGAAAAGGTAAAAGGAAAGCGAAATCCTGCTCTGTGGGATGTCAGATGTGAACAATATTTAGTAAATATGAAAAAAGGCACTGTAAAAAAGTCAACAACAAGTTAAACTATTTATAAATACTCTTTTTTCTCTTTGAATCATGGCATTTTTTAGCGGTGAAGAAGGTTCTGTTAAATTTAAAAACGGAACTGGAACTACAGAAGCACTTGTATCAACTACAGGTTGGTCACTGGAAACAACAAAAGAAACTCTTGACGTAACTGCTCATGGAGCTACTTTCAGAGCTTTCCGAGGTGGACTTATTTCTGGTACTGGAACTATAGACTTTCTTTATACAGCAGCAAGTGGAAACGAAACCGCAAACATATTGGCAGATATTTTAACAGTAGAAGATCCAGCAGATGCACAATTTGAATTATTTTTAGATACATCTGGAAGTAAAAAAGTAAGTTTTTCTGGAATTGTTACAGGAACAACTCTTACTGCTACAACTGGTGAATTAGAAACAGTTAGTGTTAGTTTCCAGACTTCTGGTGCTATTACCAACGCTGCATAGTGAAACTAACTCCTCGTCAAAAAACTTTATTGAGCAAGCACTCTGAGCATCATAGTGCAAAGCACATGGAGTTTATGAAGAGGCGAATGAGAGCAGGAGATAGTTTTACTCAAGCCCATAAAAAGGCACAAGCAAAGGTGGGTAAATGAGAAAGAAACGTAAACAAGTAAATTTAAGTGTAGGCAGAGGAGAAAAGTCTAAAACTGGTGGTCTTACTGCTAAAGGTCGTGCGAAATACAATCGTGCCACAGGAAGTAATTTAAAAGCACCAGTTACAGGAAAAGTAAAATCTGGCAGTAAAGCAGCTAAAAGACGAGCATCTTTTTGTGCAAGGATGAAGGGTATGCCTGGGCCAATGAAAAAACCTAACGGTAAACCTACCAGAAAGGCGTTAGCATTAAGAAAATGGAGGTGTCGTTAAATGACATACGCATTACCAGGGATGCTAAAAACCAGCATTACCGCTACTACATACATTGGTAGCACTGATAGTCCTTTTACTAGAAATAGGGCTGTATTAGATATGATGAAGGGTTGGGAAATAATGAAAGCTGTTAGTGAAGGTACAGAATATCTAAGAGAAAATAGTGAAGCGTTTTTACCTCTTGAACCAAGAGAAGATTATGATGCTTACCTTGCCAGAGTAAATAGATCAGTATTTAGTCCTTTTACTCAGAGATTAATAAGAGCAGCTACAGGTCTAGTTCTTCGTAAACCAATATCTTTAATAGGAGATCCTTATTGGACAGAAATGTTCAAGATGGATGTTGATGGTTGTAAATCAGATTTAGATGAATATGCAAGAAGATTATTGATGTGCTCTCTTACTTATGGTCAAAGTCATATTCTTGTAGATTATCCTGCCCCTGGGGGAGCAGTAAGTTTAGCTGAAGAAAGATCACAGAATCGTAGACCTTATTGGATAGAAGTCGATCCAACAAACATTTATGGTTGGAGACTAGATAGAGAAGCTAACTACGGTAATTTAGTACAAGTAAGAATTGCAGAAAAAGCTGTATTACCTGATGGTGCTTTCGGTGAAAAAATTTATGACCAAATGAGAGTTATAGAACCTGGTCGTTATCGTGTTTTTAGAAGAAAAGAAACCGTTGAAGATATGTATGAAGATAATGATGGAACATATGCTGGTAATATGCAGGGCACACCAAATGAGCAGGATTTTGAATTAGCTGAATCTGGTAATTTTTCTCTTGGTGAGATACCTTTGGTTACAATTTATTCTGGCAAGGTAGACAATATGACAAGCAAACCTCCTTTATTGGATATTGCTTATTTAAATCTTGCACATTATCAAAGACAAGCTGATTTAATACATAGTTTGCACGTTGCATCTCAACCAATGCTTGTAATGGAAGGATATGATGATCAAACCAAAGACCTTGCTATTAGCGTAAACTATGCAATGGCAACTCAGCCTGGTAATAAAATTTATTATGTTGAACCAGCTTCTAGTGCTTTTGATGCTCAATCTGCTGAAATAAAAGAATTACAAATGCAAATGGCTACTCTAGGTATCAGTACATTATCACAGCAAAAATTTGTAGCTGAATCTGCTGACGCTCGAAGATTAGATCGTGTTGATACAAACTCTATGCTTGCGATGGTTTCTATGGAATTAGAGCAAAAATTACAAAAAGCATTTAATTTATCTGCTGAATATGTTGGAATCGAACCACCAGAAGTAAAAATTAGTAGAGATTTTGATATTGAAAGATTGATTGGACAAGATATTACAGCTTTAAATTCATTATTTGAACAACAAGTAATTGATAGAGAAGAATTTAGAGATATTCTTGTTCAAGGTGAAGTTTTACCCAATGCAAATGAGGTCAAACCCGAATAGTTTGTTACAATAATAGTTAAGTACATATAACTTATGGGTAAACATCTAGATTATGTTCAGCAATCTGATGGAACATATAAGTGGCAACTAGCAGAAATACCTGCTGTTAAATCCACTCCAGTAGAAAAACCAAAACCAGAAGCTAAGAAAAAGCCTTCTAAGAAAAAATCTACAAGTATTTTATCTGAATAATTCATGGCAATCGAAGAAAAAGTAGTTCAGTCTGAGTCTGTGGCTCCTACTGATCAGTCCGTGACTGAAACTCCTTCACAACCACAACCACAAGCACCAAACCTAGACGCTGTAAAAGCAGAATACGAAGCAAAATTAGCTGCTGCTCAAAAAGAAGCTGCTGAAGCACAGGAAAAATTTCAAGGAATAAAAGGTAAACTCGATGAGGTTTACAAACAAAAAGAAGAAAAACGTACCAAAGAACTAGAAGATCAAGGGCAGTACAAAACTCTTTGGGAAGAAGCTAATAAAACTGCACAAGATAAAGATGCACAGATCAATAGTTTGTCTCAGCAGTTACAAGATATGAAAACTTCCAACGAAATTGCATCTACAAAACAAACAGCACTTGCAGCTATCAGTAATCTTGGTGCGATTAACGCAGAACAAACCTTGTCATTATTACAAAATAAGCTACAAAAAAATGCTGAAGGTAAAGTTGTAATTATTAATGGTGGTGTAGAGCAAGATCTTAATGCCTATCTCACAAGTCTCAAAAACCCTGGTAGTGGTTGGGAACATCATTTCAAACCTAGTACTGCTGCTGGAATGGGTGCAAAACCAAGTCCTGTAGGAAATGTCTCAGGTGGCTCAGAAAATCCATGGAATACTGGCAATTTGACGCAACAGCTTATAATGGAGAATGAGAACCCCGACCTCGCAGCCGTGCTGAAGAGGGAGGCTCAAAAGAAATAGTTAGTTTCCGTGAAACTAATTCCCTTGTCTGTGACTAGGGTATCGCAAAAGTAACAAGGTAATCTGAATGGCTGCTCCGTTTCAGAATTATTCGGGCGGTGTCCTATTAGCGGACATCGTTAAGAGAAATAATCTCAGCACATACGTTTCCGAAGCTATAAAAGAACGTAGTGCATTTTTACAATCTGGTGCTATTACTCGTAACGCATTATTAGATGCAAGCGAAGGTGGTACAAGAATCCAGGTTCCTGAGTTCAACCCAATCGCTCCAACAGAAGAAATTCTAAT